GAACGCCCGCATGGCGAATTCACCATGATCTTCGCCACCGTGGTTGCCCCCGTAGACCACCGCCAAGCGTTTGGCCGAGCCGTCAGCCGGCATCAGGCTGGTGTCGTTGATCTCCGCAGCGTAAAAGGGCGTGACCGGGACGGTGTTGCCGTCGCTGTCGGTCTGGGTGCTGTACTCGTCGGCAATGAAAGTTTGAGCCGCGAAGCCAGAGACGCTGCCAGTTGGCGTGTACGAAACCGCTGACGTTGACGGCACGAAGAATGAATACGTGCTTGCCATCGCCGCAAGCCAGTCGCCGGCCTGAGCGACGCTGATCTGCCTGGTGCGGCTGATGTAGACGGTGTTCTGGTCGAATGCCGTGCTGTGCCGAAACTCGACAACACCACCCGTCAAACTGACATCCGTATCGAAATCGATCCACGTCAGCCTGTCATAGCTGAACATCGGGCGACGAGTGGAATCCCACGGATGACCGTGATAACCGTTTGCGCCAGATGCGTAGCTCAAAAATCGGAACGTCGGACGCTTGCCATTGACGCCGTCGATTCGTGCTGACGGTTCAAGCCAGCGCGGATTTGTAGGGACTGCTTCGGTTTCTTGGACGCGAGGTTGCAGCGAAATGATCGCGCTGTCGCCCGTTCCAGAAATGCTGGACCCTGAGACCGTGACGCTGGCACGTTCGTAGTCTGAGCGGATGACGTATTCAATCGCAGTCGCACTGACTGTCGCCACGCCAGCCGCTGCAGTCGGAGTCGATGCAGCAATGGATGAACCGACAACAGAAACCGTGCTGGTTCCCGCTGCTGCAGTGACAGTTGATCCTGCTGCTTCGCTGGTAACGCTGACTGTCGCGACACCTGCTGCAGACGTCGTAGCAGAGATGCCTAGCACATCGCTGGTTGGCGCTCCACCGGCGACGAACGTGCTGCGCGTCGTCTCCGTCAGACCATTCGGACCCAGATCGGCCTGATTCGCCCATACGAGAACCAGACCGGACGGGACGGACAACGGACCATTCGTGCGGGCCGATCCGCGTTCGTCGGATGACAGCACTCGATCCCAGACCGCGATCCAGGCGATGTCGCCGACGAACTCTCGGCCCAGGCCGAAGCGGTTCATCAAGTACGCGTCGTTTGCCGCGTCTGATGAGATGGCCGTGACACCGTTCGTCTGGGTGCCGTCTTTCGCGGTTCCGTTCACGAACAGCGAGATGCCGGTTCCGTTCAGCGAACCGTCCCATGTCACTTCGCAGTGCTGCCAGGCGTTGTATGTGATGCCGCTCGTGGCACCGAGGTTGTTTGGGTTGCCAGGCCCCCCGGATCCCGTTGAACTTACCCCAAAACTCAGCCTAGGCGAGCCACCGTTGTGGTCAACGAAAAACCGAGTGCCAGCCGTGCTCCCGGTCGGCGTCTTGCCGAAGATGTAGCCGAACCCTCCACCGCCTGAACCAGTCGGCTTGCAGTACGCAATGATCGTCTGCGAGCCGAGGTCATCAAGCGCGGCCGCGTTGAACGATATGTATCGCCCGGTCGCTCCTGCTTCGGTGGAGGCTACTGTCGTCAAGATCAGTCCTCAGTGACGACCGTTCCAGCGTTCAGACGCGGAGTAACCCCCGAGCCGCAGACGATGTTCGGCGTGATCGCGCCCTTGTAGAGCAGCTTTCCTGCTCCGCTCGATGCGGTGCCGATGCCGAAGTGCGTGGCAGTGCCTGAGCCGCCCGAGCCCGTGGGGAAGTCCACGTTCGCATCCGTCGCGACAGCGTTGCCGGTCACCGTCCAACCGGAGCCGCTTCGTGCTACTGCAACCCGCGCATACGAGGTGTACGCAATCTCGCTGGTCGTCTGATCGCCCGCTTCACCGGGGTCAGCCGTGTGAAGCGAGAAGTACAGACTGCCCGCAGTGGCTGCACCAGGCAGGCCAGTAGCGTCACCGACTCCGCTGAACGTGGTGTTCGTAAACAGCAGTTCCAGCAGCCCGTTTTCCCATGTGTTTGTCTTGCTCATGTGTGCCTTTCAGAAATGAAAAAAGCGCCCGAAGGCGCTTGGCATTGACGTCAAAAGATTGATTACTTAACGACCCGCATCTCGGGCGGAGAGTTGTATCTATCGCACTCTTTCAAGTACGCATTGCGGCAGTGTTCTTTGGTCTGCCACAGGAACAGGAAGTCGATGATCGGCATGAAGAATCGGCCGGCGATCTTTCCGTCGCGCCAGGCGCGGTAGCAGCGGCTCGACATCGACTCGTCGGCCCAGGCGCTGCTCTGCAGCGGAGTGATCATCACGTTGGCCAACTGGTCGCACGCGATGAACAACTGCAGGAACCAGTGCTTCGGTCGGAATGCCATGGCGGTGTCCTTCGTGGTCAGCGTTCAATCGTGGCAGCCGCGAACTTCGCGATCAGCGCCGCGGCCAGGTCTTCGACGTCGCCGCCATCCGTCTCGTCGGCCTTCAGTTCGACCAATTGCGGCAGGCTGTCCTGCACGGCGCGCTGCACGAGAGCAGGAAGCGATGCGGTGATGTCGGCGATCAGTGACTTGACTGATTCGGCTGCAGCCTCGGTGGCGCGCTGAACGGCGACGCCAGCATCAGCCTTTTGCTCGGCGGCGTTGTCTTCCATGCGCAGCACCAGCCGGGTTGCCAACTCTGCTAGCGCCTTGCTTGCGCCGTCCTGAGCAGGCGGTGCGGGCTCTGCGGTCGGCGCGGCCACGGGCTTGGTCGTGCCGAACGGATCGGCGCCGGCATCGCGCTTGGCGAGCGCCTCCAGGCTGAAATTTTGCTGCTGGAGGTAAACGGCGCCACCTCCGACAACCGGCTTCAGGTTGAGCCGTGCACGCGCCTCGTCGGGTTTCATCAGCGCGCCTTTGACCGCCTCGGCCAGCATCTTGATCTGCGTCTCGCTGTCCATGCGCAGCAGGCCGTCCAGATCCATCTCGACGTGATAGCCGAGCGACTGCATCTCCAGCCCTTCGGTCAAGCACAACTCGATCGACTCGATGTAGGACTGCAGGCACCCGGTGTAATACTGAGACTCCAGCGCCTCGACGTTGCCCGCGGTCGGCATCGGGCCGCTGTTGATCTTGTAAAGCGGCATGAAGAACGGCCGCGCCACGTCGGCCACCGTCCAGTCCAGTTGCTCGATCAACTGCGCCGTCTGCGCCGGGATGGTCATCGGCGAATAGCTGAGTCCATCGCCGGCCACCAGCAGCCGACCGATGTTGGCGCCGGAAAAGTTCTTCTCGAATTCGGCCTTGAGGCGCTGCGCGGTTTCGTCGGGGATCGTCTCAGGCGCGGTCAGCATTCCGCTCGGGCGGCTCATGTTCTGGAAGAACGTGGCGCTGTTGGTCTGGATGCGGTTGCCCTGTGTCGCGCTCATCGCGGCTGCGTGCAGTGGCGAGATGCCGACCAGCGGGTGCCACAGCGTGACGCCGCGGTCGTGGATGACCTCGGATGCCGGCAACACCATGCCGGTCGGGATGCGTGACAGGTCATCGCCGCCGAGCGAGTAATAGACGCTGGAATCCGGCGTGACCATTGGCGTCACTCGGCGCGGGTCCATGATGTAGAGCGCCGTCACGATGCCGCGGCTGTCGCGCTGCTTGATCGCGTAGGTGTTGCCGTAGAGCAGCTTCGACGTGAGCCAGAGCGTCAGGAACTGGATGCGGTTCTGGTAGTGGTTCGGGCGTCGGAGGACGGGCCAGTAGGGGGACAAGCCGACTCGTTCATCAATGCCGTCAGCGTCAGCAGACATCAGCTTCAATTCGAGCTTGGCGATGTCGGACGCGATGCGCGCGATGCACGCGAACACCGCGCTGTAGGAGGTGATGCTGCCGATCGGGTCGATCGAGACACCATTTTGCCAGTCGCCGGCCGCCGCTTCACGTACCCAGCCCCACAGCGAAGAGCGCACAGGAATGCTGCCCGTGGTCGCCGACTTGGTGGACAGGCCGGACGCGAGCACCAGCGAAAGCGATCGATCAGCCACGGGTCAGTCCTCGCGCAAGAATGGCGGCCAGCACGAAGGCGATGCCGGCCGAGACGATCAGCGCCCAGGCCAACCCGAGCAGCAGGAACGCGCCCGCGGCTGCACAGCCGGCGCCGAGCACGAGCAACTGAATGAGGATGCTGGTGGGCTCGACCAGTCCGCTGAACAGCGACTTGAGGTAGGCCAGCACATCGGCCAGGCTCGGCACGGTGATCTTCATCAGTCTTGCGGGTCAGGGTTCGGCGCTTCGACTGCGGCGGCGCGCGGGGGGCGGCCACGGCGCGGCACCCGAATCAGCACAGGATCAGGGTCTTGCAACTGCTGTACGTTGTGCGTCTCGAAGTCATCTTCATCAGCAGCGGGGCCGGCACCTTCCGCTGGCGACTCGGTTTGCACCGACGCGACTTCAACCGGCTCGGAAGCAGCAGCCGGGGACTCCTTTTCGTCAGGCGCAACGTAGGCGACAGGGGTGCCGTAGCCATCGGCGGGCACCGACAAGCCACTCAGGCTGGCCGACATCGGGATCTCGCGCGCCCGGGCATGCCTGACGAAGTAGCCGGCATCGATCGGGGTCGCGTAGAAGCACTGGCCGACCTCCAGAGCTTCGCCCTGGTAGTACATCGGCTTGAGCGCTTCCATGTGTCTGGTTTCGTATTCCATTGCTCCACTCCAATGAGAAAGGCCCGGCACCTTTCGGTGGCCGGGCCTTGGTTTGCAACTGACTTTCGCTAGATCTGCGCCGCGTTCGTTTTTCTCTTCACCCACGAAGCCTTCTGCTTCTCAATCATCTCGGCTCGCTTGACAGGATCAGCCCACATCTCGCGCCGCGACTTCAATGCCGCAGCTTTCTTGTCAGGATCTGCCCAGCCGGCTTTCTGTGCGGCGCGCATCTTGGCTGCCTTGTCTGGGTCAGACCATGTGGCCTTGGCGCTGTCGGAGATGGCCGCCTTGACTTCAGGCTTTGCTAATGACTCAAGTCGCCGTGCTCTCTGATCGGGGTCTTCCCACTGGCTGCGCAGGCTGTCGGCCCGCATGGCTTTGACTTCAGTCCGCGTATTGATTTCGAAATTCGCAGCAAGCACTTTGGCGCGAATTTCTGGGCGCTTGTGCGCCGCCCGGACACTTTCAACTCGCCTCGCCTCGCCTTCCGAATCCATGCAGCGTCGTTTGGCGGCGTCGCTCATGTTCTTGCGTGACTCAGGACGCGCCAGAGCGTCCCGGATCTTTTGGGATGCCGTGGCTTTGGCCTGCGGGTCAGACCACCGTTCCAACGATGATTTCGCAATCTTGGCTTTGCGATCTGGGTGTGCCGCCGCAGCCATCATATTGGCGCGCTTCTCCGGGTTTTGATAAATAGCCTTCGCTGCGCGAGATTTCCTTACTTTGACCTCTGGCTTCGCATTCGCCGCCGCCTGCGCGGCCACCCACTTCATCCTCACTTCTGGCCGCGTCATGGTCACTCTGCGATTCGCAACGCGGCGTCGCATGGATTCGGCCGGTATGCCCATGACTCCTTCGCCGCCTTCCGTGACGTTGGTCAATGGCAAGTCGAAGTGCTTCGATGAAGCAATCAGGAACCGCTCAACCTGCTGCCATTGGGCATCGTCAGGAAGCGAGCAGAGCACCCTAAGAACCGGCTCGCTTCCGCGCTGAATGTGCTGTCGAATCCATCGTGCGCAGTAGTGGTCGATTGATCCGTCAATCGCCTTGTTGATGTGCTGCCGCAACCGCTTGTGTGGGCAGACTGTTTTGCCAACGTACCTGATGTCATTGGTGTGCTGGCAAAAAAGTCCGTAGATGTAGATCATGCTGGTGAAAAAGCCCGGCGGCGGTGAACCGCCGGGCCACTTGCTTACGATGCGTAGCTTTGAGCTTTGTCGATAAATTGAACGGCTTGTGAACGACGTTTCGTCCAGTAAACCCATTTATCGATTTTCGCGCCAAGAAGCCCATTTTGCCAGAGCGAACGCAGCGAGGTAGCGCCGCCCGATGGGGCGTCGTTCATCTCCAGCGAGGCTTCGGTCGAAACGTCAATGGTCATCTGGTTGTCGTCGGCCATCAGCACTTCGCTCTGATCGATCAGGATCAGGTGTTGGTCACCCGGCGAGCCGGATGGAGCCACGTTGTTCGACACGATGACCGGCAGGCCATAGAACTCGCCGCCGCGCATGGTCAGGTCAGGGAACGCCTTGGTGTCCTGATTGGTGCGCATCATCGACAGGCGGATCGCCAGCGAAGCCGACATGACCCAAACACCGGTCATCAGGCTCAACTCCGCATTCGCGAAGGTGGTCATGATGGCGCGAACGTCAGCGTCGATCGCTGCCAGCGTGGCACCGGATGCTTGCTGCGGCGTGACGCCGTTGGTCAGCGAAGCTGGCGACACGTTGGCGACGCCTGCGTAGGCCGGATCGATCAGTCGCTTGTCCAGGAACTGCGCCATGCCGTCCATCAAGTCTTGGCGAACCAGAGCCTCGGCAGACGGGTTCGACAGCTTCGCCAGTTCAGCGGTGATGACCACAATGGTCGAAGCCTTGGCCCACGGCAACGTGATGTTGTCGAAGTCGAGTTTCTTCACCGGGGCCGGCAAGCCCTCACCCACGAAGGTGCCGGTGGTGCCGGCAGTCTGACGCGGGATGCGGATGTTGAACGGCACGCGGCGCAGCGAGGTCAGCTTGCCGAGAATGGTCTGCGGGCGCAGCAGTTCGATGAACTCGCCCACCATGTCGTTGTACTGAACCAGCGGACCAGCCCAGGTCGTGTCGCTGGTCGTGCCAGCCGCCACAGCCGCCTTCATGACGATGCCCAATTCAGGCATGTCTTTGTAGAGGTTGTTGGCCAGCACTTCGGCTTGCATCAGGTTGCCCTTGGACACGGCCAGCAGCGCGACGAAGCGCGTGAAGGCGGTGCCGGCGGGTGCATTGCGACGGACGCTGATCGGGCCAGAGCCGGCAATCGTGACGGCGCCTTGACCAACGCCCGTACTCACTGCAACCGGCGTGGCCTTGGAGACCATGACGGCTTCGTGGGCCTTGAGGCGCACGAGGTGCTCATCGATGGCTTTGACTTCGGATTGCAGGCCGTCGTATTCCTCGGACTCGTGTTCGTCCAGGGTTCGGCCATCGGCAGCGGCCTTGCTCATGATCGCGTCGCCGCGGTCAATGGCTGCGGTGCGCTTCGTGTTGAAGGCGGTGATCTGTTCAGGAATGCCGAGCACGCCGTTGGCGAGCATCAAGCCGCCTACAGCAGAACCCAGATCGAACGATGCGAAGTGCGAAGCGTCAAGACCGACGAACGCGGTGAAGGCGCACAGCGCCATGAAGGCCAGCGACAGCAGGCCAAAGTTGAGACGAGTTTTCACGGGAGTACCTTTCGGGTTTCAGTTGAGGTAGACGACGCCACTGCGGCGTGTCTGTGCTGTTCCCGAAGCGCCGGGATCGGAGGTGCCAGAGACCGCTGGCGGCGGGTCGAGACGCACGACCGGCCGAGAGCCAAGCGCGGCTCTGCGGATGGCCTGGTCGGCGGCCTTGATGGTTGCTACGGTTGCCTGCGCGTTCATCGGCACCGGCACAAGTGACAGCTCCAAGACTTCCGTTCGGAGGTACTTGATGCCGCCGTTCTTCATGATTTCGTAGCCGTTTTCAAGCACACGAAACCCAATGGATACGCCAGTGATCAGCCCGTACTTGAGCATTTGCCACGCTTCATCAACGCGCTCTTTCAAGCAGCCGTCTTCAAGCACCTTTGGCAATCTGGCTTCGTATGGGATGCCTTTGGCGGTGGGCTTGCCGAACTTCACCCGCCCGACCGTTTGAGTCGAGTCGTGGTACATGAACAGCGGGATGTCGTTGGCGACCTCAACTCCGAACGGGTCAACAACATCCTTCACGCGATCCGGCGTCGGTGTGGTCGCAATGCCGGTGATGACCCGCATCTCGTCGTTGAACTGCTTTTGCTCAAGCAGTGAATAGGCGCGGTTGTTCATTTGTGGCCTTTCTCTCTTTCGACGCGCGCATTGGCTCTCGCGTCAAGGATCTGTTGGCGGCGAATAGGGTCCGCCCACATCGCCTTGGCGGCGGCACCAATGCGCGCCTTCTGTTCCACCGATGGAGGCGGTCGGTCCTTCTGTTTGGCCGACATAAGGGCGCGCGCTTCTTGCGTATGGGTCCGGCCCTTCATGGGATTGACCTGTTCCCGCATTACTTCTTTGAATCGGGCCTTTGCCTCATCACTCCACGGCCTGTAACTGCCACGGGCTTTACCCTTTTGAGCGGCCGATTGGTTTGCGCGGTGTTCAGGCGTCGCCTTGCGCCCACGCAGAGTGGCGGCAATTTTTTCCCGGTGCTCCTGACTCTTTGGGCGAGACAGCCCAGTCATAAACGCAGAGATGGCCGCCTTGCGTTCCGGGGTGTGTTTCTGGCCTGCCGCATGTTTGTTGCCGATCAACTTTTGTCGGCGCTCTTCGGTCAACTTGCGGCCCTTTGTGTTGGCCGACAATTTCGCTTTGGATTCCTCCGTCCACACTCGGCCAATCGCTTTCGCGGCAATCTTTGCCCTCGTCTCTGGGGTTCTGATGCAGCCGATTGAACTGCCGGCCACCTTCTCGACGTTGAACTCGGGAGCGGTGGCGTCAATGGCAATCTGCTCGTACATCAGCAAGTTCTCTGGGGAACAGACCAACAGTTTTCTGAATGCAAACGCCGCGGCGCCATGTTTGTTCCAAGAGGATTGAAGGTGCCGGTTGTGGTGCCGCCCCTTTTTCAATTGCGCTCTGTGTCCACCCCATCGCTTTTTGAAATCCTTTGCGCTTCCGACATACCGCTTCCCGTTGACCGTGTTCACGATCTCGTAGATGCCTGTGTTCATCGGGGGTCCAGAAACGAAAAAACCGCCCGAAGGCGGTTTGGTGGGTTGCGGCGCGTAGCCGGTCAGATGTCGGAGAAGCCCAGGCCCTTGAAGCGCTCAGGCGCGGTCACGGACAGGCCGGCGAGTGCGGGCTTGGTCTTGGACGGCTCGGCCTCGATCACGACAGGTGCGGGCCGTGGTTGCTCCATGCCCATGTAGTGCGCGGTCGTGCGCACGTCGTCTTGAACAGCGGCAAACGGGCGGGCGGGCTTGGTCGGGCGCGGGTTTTCAGCGCCCCAGTCTTTGAAGCGAAGCCCATGGGCCTCCGCAGACTTGAGTTGGCTGGCCTGAAATTCTGGCGCGATCTCCTGAATTCCGAATTTCGAATAGACCCAAGAGACATCAAAAATCTCGGGGCGAGACTTCTCGATGCGATGGATCTCGGCCCCCACGGATTTCTTGGACGCCGCCGCATTCCGTGAACGAATTTGGTGGTCAAGCACCGAGCACGCCACAAACAGATCGTCCAGCCCGCCGCAGTCGATCCCGATGACGAATTCCTGGTCCGCGTCAGGACTCTGTTTGTCCTGAATCAGCCCCGAGCAATGGAACGTGCAGGGATAGCGCGGGTCTTCGACTTCCACGATGGAGCGGAAGCGGATGGTTTGCTGCAGCATGCCGTACAGCAAGAGGCCGGAATTGATCACAACCTCGCCGGTTATGTCATCGACGCTCAGGACTCTGGCGATCTTCTCGCCCGTGTCCACATCGATCACAGCAGTGCCGGGAATGCAGCTTTTCGGGGTGTAGATCATGATTCGCTCCTGTGAGGTGCGGGTCAGGCCGTGAACATTTGGAACTTCGCCGCGCGTGGCGGTGATGGGTTCAGGGACATCAGCGATGTCGCGTCGAAGGTAGCCATCAGCGGGTCAATCTTTGCGGTTCCGCTGGCCTGCTTGGTGACCAAGATGCCGTTCGCCGATTGCACGATGCGGGCGTTTCCGACGCACCAATTCATCATTGGAGAATCGCCGTGAACCATCCCGCCGCCGGCCAACTGCCGCTCGGTCGTCTTGATGGAGCCGTTGAGCGTCCAGCCTTGCTTGATCGCGACGATTTGATCCATGTCGATGTCGCGACCTGGCGCCGTCAGTTCGTTCACGATGTCGGCGATGCCAGCCGCATCGACACCAATTGCTTGCTTTTCTGGAAGCAGTAGCGCCGCCTTGATGCGGCAGATGATGTCGGCGACCGCGATCACATCGTCGCCGGGCCGCTTCACCATCGTCAGGTTGCCGTCCTTCTCGAAGTCCAGCAGCCGCGGCGCAATCTCCATGCGCCGCTCGAGCACGATCGGGTGCGCCCACGCATGCGTCCAGAGCAGCCACTTGCGGGTCAGCTTCTCGCGGCCGAGCACTGCCAGGCCGAGCAAGTCGTCCAATCCGCCGCCGTCGATCCCGATGACGATGACCTCTGATCGCTCGATGACCGCATCAAGCGTCAGCCCAGCCTCGCCCTGCCGCTCCCAGAAGTCCGCTCCAGCCCAGCGGTCGGAGCGCAGGTTCAGGCCGATCTCGACGTTGAGGTGCTTGGCCAAGAAGCCTCGCATCGACTCTTCGCCGTCGTTCTCGGCCTTCATCAACTCGCGTTCGAGAAACTCTCGATCGACCGAGTAGTTCAGGTTCGGGTTGACCATCCCGAAATTCGCCGGGTCGCGGTGCTCACCGGCCGCGATCATCTCGGGCGGGAATTCGTAGATCACCGGCACGAAGCGCGGGTCGATGACCTTGCCGTCGCGAACATCGCGGGCGTACCGCAATTTCTGCCGGAACACGCCGGCCGGTGGGTCGTCGCTCTGGGTGGTCAGCCAGATGATGAAACCCTCGGGCCGCGACGCCAGTCCGCCCGTGGCCTCGCGCAGCATGTTCTCGGCGTTGGGCACCTTGCCGAACAACCACAACTCATCGACCAGCGTACCGACCGCCTTCTTGCCGCCGACGGTGCTGGAGTCAGCCGCCACCACCTTCAGCGTCGCGCCGCTCGTGCGGTGCATGATCGTCTTGACATGCGACTGAACGTGCATCAGCTCGTCCAGTTCGTCGTCCTTCTGGCACATGTCGCGCGCCGGGGCGAAGCTGTTGTTCGCGATCTCGACGGTCGGCGCAAGGATCGTGAACTCTGCCGACTGGCGCCAGTTCAGCACCTCGGCGGTGATCATGATCCCGGCCGCGATGGTCGACTTGCTGTTCTTCTTGGGCAGGCAGACGAACCATTCGGTGATCAGCCGGCGCCCACTCTCCGCGTCGTATGCCCCGAAGATCGAGGCCACCAGGTCGAACACCCACTGCGCGCACGCATCTCCGAATGTCGGGCTGCCTGGCGCGTCGACGATCTTCAGTTCCTTGAAGATGGCCAGCGCCTCGGCTGCGCGCTCCGGGAAGATCGGCGGCGGGATGATCGTTTCGCCCGCACGCAACCGAGCCGCCCAGTCCGGGCAGGCGGTCGACCATGTGGCTTGACTCAACTCGACATCACTCCAGGGTCCACCGAACGTCCAGCGGGGCTACTTATTGCTAACCACCAACTTCGGCGGGGGTGCTGCTGCGGCGAATCGACCTTTCGACGCCTTCGTGGCCGCGTGCGCCTGCTCATCCCGCTTGCCGCCATCGGCGCGCTTCACATGCACGTACTGCGCAGCCGCTATCGCCGCCCTGACGCGAAGCATCGGGCTGGCGAGCGGGTTGTTCTGCACGGACAGCAGGAACTCAAGCGGCGTCTGGTCTGACTGCGCTGGAATCGCCGCCTCAACCGGCTTCGGCTTGGGCTTTCTGCCTGCGCCCGGACGCGCGCCACCCGAGTTGGGCCTCGCGCCACCAGATCGGCCCTTGACCCCTGCCATTTGCTGATTCCTGTTGATTGACGGCTGATTCAGTCCGAATGCGGGTACGGGCGGTCAGGGCCACCCTTCGGCCGTCTTGGCGCCGACCACCCCCCCGGTCCCGTCCAGTCCGGCGCCGACCAGCATCCACCCGGCTACCTGGCGCGCGCCGCGAGCTCGGCCCGTTGTTTCGCGCCAGAGTGGCATCGATGGCACAACGCCTGCCAATTCGAGCGATCCCAGAAAAGGCGCATGTCACCCAGATGCGGCCGCTCATGGTCGACCGTATCGGCCGCGGTGGTGCGGCCGGCCTGCGCGCAGATCACGCACAACGGATGCGAGCGCAGAAACCCGGCGCGTGCGCTTTGCCACTTCGACCCGTAACCGCGGCCGGCGGTTGTCTTGTCTGCCCGCCAGCTTGACGGGTTGACCGACTGCAGCCGATCCGGCGCCGATGCGATGCGCGGCCGCAATTGCTTGAGTGCCATGAGCGCGGCCGCCTGGCGCATCGGCGCCATGCTGCAGGGTTGACTAGGTGGGGGGGTCTATCGACCGGCGCCGATCGGCCCGGGTGCGCGTGTGCTGCGCTGTGTACTGTCAGGACGTGCCGACAATGCCAGAAATGTAGCAGATGCCGGACGGGCCTGTAAGGTTCGCGTCAGCATCGAAAGCGGCCGCACTATTTGCGGCGATGCGCGAAACGCTACACTGTGCGCATGAGTGAGCAGAACCCAGAGCAGAAACGCAAACCCGGTCGTCCGCGCGGATCCGGCGCGGCGCCGCTGTATGTTGCGCAGCTTGCACCCGTGAGAGTCACGCCAGAGCAGGCGGAAACCTGGCGCCGGCTCGGCGGTTCGGCATGGCTGAGGCGCATGCTTGATGCCATGCGGGAAACCACCGACAAAAATAATTAAGCGCATCGCGCGAAAACACTTGCGCAATTGTGCGCGATGCCGATAATTGAAACATGCGCCGCTGATCGGTGCATCCGAGCCGGCGGTTCCGGCTGACTTCAAACACGGGCAACCCGTAGGAGTCTCGAAAATGACACGATCCATCCGTTCCGAATCCGCTGCAAACCTGGCGCTTACCGAAACCGCAAACCGCGCCGACTGGCGCGCGATCCTGGCAAAACGCGACGCGCGCCGCGCCGAGTACCGGTACATGCAAGCGCGCCGGCCGCAGTCGGGCCGATTCGCGCCGCTCATGCTTGCATGCGTGACACTCGCGGCGATCGTTCCCGCCTTTTCGTTTCTCGCCTAATCACATCGGAGCCAACCATGAAAAAGCAATCAATCATTGACGCGCTGAGAGCGTTTGCCCGTCAACGTCCCGGCTTGGAATTCGGAAATTATGGTGACCTGACAGCGTACCGCGCCGAGATGCGCCAGATTACAAAAGACCTGGCGCACGCCCAAACACTGCTTCGCGCCGTTGAAATTCACGACAGCATCACGGCGGACAACCTGGTTGCAGCTTTCGACGCTTACAGCGGCCGCCTTTCGATTATCGAAACCGACAACGGGCCGCGCCTAGATTACGTTACTGGGCAATATTGGCCGACCGAATACCGGCGCGCGGTCTGCGCTGTTGCGGCCGCGGCTATGTGGGCATGGTTCCGTGATCAATGCGGGTGCAAAACAGGCGACGACATCCGAAAAGCTGCGCGCCGTGAGTTTCCGCGCGGGATTGCCTCCCGCTGGTTTAGCTGAATTCAGCCGATCGCCGGCCGCGCGCCGGCTTTCGGGTGCGTTTCGCGCCGACCCTTAACCCTTCAAGCCCGGGGAACCCGGCAGGAGCTGAAACCATGTCGACCCACTACACCCGACCCGACTGCGCCGAATACCGCGCGCCGTTTCCGATCGTCTCGCGCGATATTTTTCGTTATCGATCCGCCGCCGAGATCTGCGCCGCTATCACTGCGGCCGCCGATGGTGCGCCAGAATTTTCGGATGCGTGCTACGCACCCGGCGCGGCCGATTGGCATGGCCCGACGCGCGGCGCCAGCTTCGCGCATTTCCTGTATTGCATCGACGGCGCGCGCGGATCGTATTCGGTCAGCAACACCCGGGAAAACCTGCTCACACTGGCGCGCAAAGTCAGCGCGATCCGCGCCGCATTCGACGGCAAACCGCGCCGCGCGCCGGCCGCAAAGCGCGCGCCGACATCCGCGCCGCATGTCGCGGCGCGCGCTTTGCTGACCGATGGAAACGCGCGCGATGCTATCCAGCTTGCAGAAAATAGCGGCGCCGTGTTTTTCGGCGCGGCCGCGATCGGTGCGCCGGGTGTGCCCTACATGGGGTGCGAGACCGTCGAATTTTTCAGTCAGTCGTTCACGATCGGCCGCGCGATCAAAACCGGCCGATTTCTTGTTTTGCACACAAAAACCGCGCTTTCGGTTTCCGGCTCGGCGCATCGTGATGGTTTCAAAACCCATTCGGCCGCGCTTGACTGGATCGAGACCGAAAGCGCGTGCGATGCGTGGCGCGATAAATTCCACACTGCGCTACATGGTCGGCCGGCATTCGATCAGACCGCGGCGCGCGCGCGTTACTTTGAAGACGAGACCGCGCCAGTCGACACGATCGAGCCGGCGCCAGTCGAAACCGATCCGGCCGAAACCGCGCCGGATGCTGCGCAGATCACACAATCGGCACACGATGCGGCGCGCGCTCTTGTTTCCGAATTTTATGATTTTCATCTGCGTGGCGCACCCGGCGAGACCGTAGCAGTCGAAAAGATGGAAGCGCGCGCGGATCACTGGCGCGGATCTGCGGCCGGCTTTGCTCACGATCCGGCGCGCGGTATTCCATACGCTGAAGCGGCGCGGATTCTGTCCGACCATGCTGCGCTGAAGCGCGCCGCAGTGAAGCCGGCCGAGCCGGTCGAAAGCGCGCCGGATGCGCCGATCGAACAGCCGGCCGCCATTGTTCCGGCCGCGGATCCGGCGCCGGCCGCGCCGCGCGCGCCGCGCGATGGCGACCGTTTCTACATTCGCGAATGGAAACCCGGAACTGCGCATTCATGGCGATCGGCTGCGCCTTCGGATGCGCCGCGCGATTATTTGGTGCGCCAGGCGATCATCGCCGGCTATATCGGCGGCGCGCATCGGTGGGCGGAATGCGCGCAAACCGGCGCTTTCCTGTACGGTATCGGCGCAGACACTCGGCCGATCCATGCGGCGCCGGTTTGCCCGGATCCGGCGCCAGTCGATCCGGCGCCGCGCGCCGATGCTGCGCCGGTCGACACTGGCGCGGCCGATCCGGCGCCGGGTGCATGGGTGCGGCCGGATACGGGCATGCTTTCGGAGGCTGAGGCGCGCGCCTGGCCATCGGCCGAGCCAGTCGAATCCGCCAGCACTCCCGGCTACGCATTCCCGGCGGATGCACTCCCGGCTACGCATTCCGAAACGATCGAGTCGGCGCCGGCCGACGATGGCGGATTCTTGCAGCGCGTCAACATGGCGGCCGCATACATCAGCGGAGGCCGGCGCGCTTCCCGCGCGTTTAGTTCGTGCTTTGAAATGTGGGACGGTGACGCGGTAGGCGCGGCGCTGTTGCGTCGCGCTGAGAAGCGGCCGGCGTCGAAGCTGGCGGCCAATCTATGGCGCTACCTGGCGCGCGAACACGTCGAGGCGGCCGCGGCCCGGCACCCGGCCGGGTTGACCTTGGCCGAATGGTCGCGCGCACTGATTGCAGAGCACACGCGGCCGGATGAGCCCGCACCCGTGACGCCTGAACCGGCCGTGGCGCCGGCGAGCTCTGCGCCGGCTGTAGAAGTATTGGCCGATGGTTTCGGGTTCTATTGGTACGCGCTCGCCGATGGCACGAAATGGACCGGGCGCGAGTCGTTCGCTGCGGCGGCGGCAGAGCTGGCGTCGGTGGGGATGCAAGCGCGCGCCGGCTTCGTAACCGCGCCGGCCGCACCTGACCCCGTACCCGGGCAATCCGAAGCCCTGGACGACGACACGATACCGGAGCCCCTGGATGGTCTCGACGTGATCGAAACCACCGACGCCGAGACCCTGGCCGAATTCGACCGACTGAGCCGCGCGCCTGGCGTCAGTCAGCCGGCCAGCGATGCGCGGCCGATGCCTGCAGGCCCCGTCCTACGCATTCCTGCCGGGGATCTGCGCGCGCGCATCCCGGCGCGGTTCGCGCCGGCTTACCTGCTGACCGCCTGACCCGCCACTACGCACACCCCAACTACGCACACCGAAGGAGAAAACCATGCCTGTATTCCAAATTTCCGCCAATGACAACAATCTCGGCGAGTACCGCGGCGAGACCGCAGCCGAGGCCCTGGACGCCTACGCACGCGACGCAGGCTATCGCGACTATGCCGACGTGGCTGCGCAATTCGGCGACGACGCCAGCGCGCTGCAGATCGACGTGGGCGCGCTGACGAAGGCGGCCGGCGAATACTTCAATGCGGCCGTTTTTCAGGATGCCTACGGGTCCGGTGTCGCCGTGATCGACGGCATGAGTTTCGACAACTACACCCAGCTCGCGGAGGCGATCGGGCGGCGCGTCTGGGACTTCAAGGTATGAAGCCAGTCAACTACACCCACCTCGACGCGCTGAACCTGCGCCTATCGCACGAGCGCGCCCGCCTGGCCGCGGCAACCTCAGACCGGGAGCGCACGGTGCGGGCCGCCTGGATTGCACAGACTGAGCGCGAGATTGCCGGCGAGCGCGCGTTTCTCGGGTTGACGGATGATCTGCCCGCTGTCGACGACGACGAACTACTGGCCGAGTTGCTGGCCTGACCCCCTGCGCACGCATTCCGTACCCGTCACCCATGATTCTTGGAGCACCATGAAGCCCGAACCGAACAAGCCGCGGAAATTCACCTGCTACCTGACCGATCGAACCATGTCCGCAATGCGGGGCGATGAGCCTCTGAGTGCGCGGCTGAATCAGATCGTGGACCGGTATCTGTTCTCGGTCAGCGCGTCCGTTGCGCGCATCTACGGCCTATTCTTAGAAGAGGATTGGCGCACCTTGCTTGACACTCACGCAAAGATGCCGGATCACATTTTGGACGCCAACGATGCGCATCAATGGTGGGCGCGAACTGCAGCCGAGGAGCAGGTTGATGCAATCTGGTGTGCGGCCAAGTTGTCGCCTGATGACTTCGCCGCAATGCTCGAACTGCTCGAAACCGAGCTCATGACCGGCGTGGCGATGGCCCTGCCCGGTGACACCTGACCCGTCCACACGCATTTCCATCCCGCTTCGTGGGGTGTACGCTTCCGGCTGGCTGCGATAGGTTCGCTGTCCACTTCGGAGACGACCATGCTCAAGATCCTGGCGGCTGCTGCCGCGCTCACGTTCACCGGCCACGCCGCGGCACAGTGCGTCGAAATGGAATACGCGCAGATCAAGGACATGCTTGCCACACCCGAGGGCAAGAAAAAGGTCTACCTTGAGCGTTGCTTTGCCGATGTCATGACGGCGCACCTGTATACGCTCGGCGGCCAGGCAAATGCCACGAAGGCGGGTGCGTGCGCGTCGCTGCTGACCAAGATCGACACGGCGCTGACCGCGGCCGGTGACACCGATGGGCTGGCGTTCGCGAAGTCAGGCTGCGGACTTGGCAAGAAGTGACCCCTGCCCGGTGATTCCTGGCCGACCCGTGCCTACGCATTCACACAATGCGGCCGACTTGGCGCAGAAAGCCGATGTACGAATCGTCTGAAGTGAGACTCACGCAAAACAGTTTGTATTCCCCGCTGTAATCCGTCGTTGGGATTTCTCCTTGCGCAAACTTGCATGGGCCAACGGTTTGGTATCCCAAACTGAAGACGAAGTTCGGCGTCGCCGGCAATTGGCTGGTTTTGATTCGCAGACTTCCTATGCACTGGTTCTGATCAAAGCCGACCAACACAGGCACTTCGGTGTAGCCTTCTTCGTTTCCCGCCTGCTTTTCGCTCATCACTCAAACTCCCCAATCAATCCCGCCCGGGTGAAATAGTACTCCAGCACCAGCAGCGCCTGCTTCTCAGTGTTCTGGATCAGCCGCTTGAGCGTCATACGGTCTTCCTGAATCGTTCGTTTTGGCACCCCGTACTCTCGCTCGATCGCAGCATTCGACCATTCGCTGCGCGCCTCGAGAAGTGCCTGCCCAAGACGTCGCTTGCAGGTCTGCATGTAGTTGCCCCAGATCAGCGCCTTGATGGCTGACGGATTGCTGGTGGTACAGAAACTGCCGAAGTGATCCGCCAGGCCATGCACACCGAATGCGCGCTTGGTGATCTTGCGCGGGTTCCATGGGTGGTCGAAGGGAGTTGGGTACGCGAAGCGCGCCAGGATGGCCGACAGATGGATCGGCGAGATCCCCGTGCGGCGATCGATGTTCTCGATCGTCCCGCACACGGCCACGCATTGAGCGCGGTACTCCTGATCGGTGAGCTCACGGCGGTTGATCCGGCGCTCGCTGGTGATCGTCGGCGGCAATCCATACCGCTGCTCCTGCAGGTGCTTCAGAGCACTCTCGGTGCTGCCCTTGACCGATGGCGGGCTGGCCGCGACGGTGTAGCTCTGGCCGACGCATTCATCGATCGTTCGCCACACCGGCTCGATCACATGCTTCTGCGTTGCGTGAACGATCGGAGGCAGGCTTGCATCAAGGCTTCGCATCAGGGTCTCACCTCGCAGATTCGGAAAACAACATCGCCCAAGGTCAATAGTTGGCCCACGCGGATCAGCAGCGGTGAGGCTCTCTCGCCGTCGATCTCGACGGTCAGGACGGCCCAGTTGCCACGCCCTCGCGGCTTGAGGATCAGCATCAACGGATGTTCCTGTTGATGGCGTCGTCATCCCAGGCTTGCCTGACTTCGCGGTGGGTCAGGCCAAGCTGGTCGAGGATGTTTCGATACCCGGCGTCGAGCTTGTCGTTGCGCTTCACGCGATGGAAGTCCACGCTACGCGACACCATGCGGGCGTTGCAGCCGCGGCAGTCGGTCGTGAAGATCGCCCAGGGAATCTGGGTGGCCTTGATGCAGGCGTCGCAACTCACTTGAGCAACCCGATCCCGTAGTGCCCGACAAGCACGCTCTCGGCCCGGTTGTGGTGCTTCACCAACTTGACCGGCGCAGTCGGATACAGCCGCAGGCAGCAGGCTCGCGACTCGTTCTTGTCTCGCTTCAGGCCGAACGCCTTTTTCCACTCGGCCGGGTTCACCAGATGCACGAACTTCGCGCCGAGCCTGAGCATCAGGATCGTGCGGATTGAACCGAAGGTGTCGAAGGAACTGGCGCTCGTCTGCACCGGCAGGTTCGGCATGGCGATCGGCCGCTCGACGGTGGCATGGACCGACTCGTAGGCGAACTCGTGCTTCGCCGACCAGATCGTCAGCAGGTTGTCGATCGCCACGACATCAACCCACTTCCGCATGCCGCCCGACTCGGTGCCATTGCTCATCGTCGGGATGTCCTCGCACTCCAGCAGGCCGCGGTGGCTGTCGATGAGTGCAAGGGCTCCGGTCAGTCCGGGATCACAGCCGATCATCAGCATGCGTCGGCCCTCTTTTCTTCAGCAGGCTTCGCAGCTCGCAACACATGCACGCGCGTCAATTCGCCTCGGTCTTCCATGCGGGCCGCAGCGACATAGGCGCAACGACGGCTGACGTTGAACTTGACCATCACGTCGTCATAGGTCAACTCTTCGTCTGGATTGGCCGCGAAGAACTGCCTGAGTCGAGACGTGAGGGTCTTGCCGCTCATGCCTGCCTCCAAGCCATCGAGATCGCCTTGAACATCCCAACGCCCAGGTGGCGGTGGATCACGTACAGCGTCATCACCATGATCGGGTTCTTCATGTCCGCATCTCCTTCAAATCGCGCCGCGCGTGGCCCAGTCGAACACGCTGGTCGCGGGGATGACTTCCTTCCATGCGTGACCGGCACGGATCTCGTAGATGCGCGACTGCGGAACGCCGTACTTCTTCGCCAGCGCCATCTGTGTCTCGGTGCTCAATCGGATTTCACGCGCGATCTCGATGGACAACTTGGTGCCGCATCTGCATCGCGCCGCGAGTGTCCGGTTGGCTTTCGCCTGCGGCGTCAACTTGGCTCGGCCACTCTTGCGCAGATAGGCACCAAGGGCATTCCGATTGCCCGTCGTCGTGTGCGCCGGGTTGACGCAATCCAGGCTGGTGCATTCGAGCCTGGCGAACGCGACCTGCCCAGATTTCAGGTCTTTGCCAGTCGATAGGTACATCGCCGCCCGCCTGCCGCGCATGACCGTCGTTGTTCCGTCCAACTTGTAGACGTGAACAATCGGGGCGCCGAAACGGGTGGATAGTTTCCAGTGCCAGCAGTCGGTGTGCTGGTCAACGTAGCAACGGTCCTTGAGTGTCTCAAGGCACTTGACGCCGCCGTGATATTTGCGCCCGCTCATTTCGCCGGAACCTCCTTCGGCGCGGCGCATTCAGCGCAGACCCATGTCCTGAAGCCGCGCACATGGCGCAGCTTGCGGCCGGTGACCGACCTCGATTTCGCGCAGCCGCCGCAGATGAACGTCATCGCATGGCCCACACCAGCGAACGGGTACTGCGCTGTGGAGATGCCGCGGATCATGCTGACGCTCCCGCAGCGGGATTCGCTTTCTCGATCTGAGTGACCGCGGCCATGAACCACGACATCGCCCACGCAAACGCGCTGAATGTCCAGCCGAACCAGATCAGGATCACGATGACAGGGATGTTGAAAGCCACATTGGCCGCGCGCATCACGGAGCCGAAGGTGCTCGTGTCTTTCGGCGGCCACTTGCCGAAAAGAACGAAGATGGTCGCCACAACGAGCACGAACCCGATGTAGAACTGAGCGACGTTTGCAGCGCCTGAGACGCCGCCGACCGTGCCCCAGTACAGGCAAGTCGAGAACACGACGCGCAGGGCAACCCAGCGCAGAAGTTTGGATAGGTTTTTCATGGGTGCTCCTTGTTCAAAGTTCCGACCCTTCACCATCGGCGACGGCAATCGGGTCAGTCTTCGCGTTGTGCTCGGCCCAGCGCAGCGCATCGGGGCTCAACTTTCCGCCGGCTGCGCGGTGTGCGAGCAAGTCGTGGGCGACTTCGCTTACCTTGGCGCGCTGCTCGGGAGTGAGGTGGTCGTTCATGTCGTTGACTCCATCAGCGCAAGATGCG